GCGAAGACGTATACCCGTTGCCTGATTACCAAGCTTGTAGCGTTTATATCGCTATAGACACAGAGATAAGTTCTTATCACTTGAATAGTTGTAAAAATGGTTTCCTTCCTTCGATGATGATTAATCTAATCGGCGTACCTTCTGACGATGAAATGAAAAAGTTTGAGAAGAAAATGCAGGAAAATTACGCAGGTAGTTCTAACGCTTCTAAAGTTCTTTTAACAGTTAGCGAAGACGAAACACAGGTACCTGTAGTTACACCATTAATGTTAAACGCCTCAGATGAACGATACAAAGACTTAGCTGAACAAACTAAAGAACAAATTATTATTGGACACAGGGCTAGTAATGAGGTTGTAGGCGTTGCGGTGGCTGGTAAGTTAGGTACGTCTTCTGAAGTTATAGAAGCTGAAGCGATGTTCCAACACAATGTTATAAACGGCTATCAAAACTTAATCACTAAGTCTTATACTAGAATAATGAATTTAAACGGTATCGAAGGTGATTTAGAATTAAAGAACTCGATTACTTTTGACTTAGACGAAGTAAAAGAAGAGGAACCAACAATAGAAGACTAACAATAAAAAAGATATAAAATGCCAACAAATAAAGTTTTAATGTTTACCGCTGATTACTACAAAAGAAATAGTGTAGTTAATCTAAACGTAGATAGTGAATTGATACACCCTCAAATAATAAAGGCGCAAAACATGAATATCGAGCGCGTTCTAGGTAGTGACTTATTTAATTTAGTACTAGCAGAAATAGAAGCATTAACAGTTTCCGCTAGGGTAGTCACATTACTAGAAGACTATATTCAACCTGCTCTAGTTGAATGGGTTACATATACTGCGTTACCTTATTTAAATTACAAGTTCACTAATAAGTCTATCTCTAAAAAGGATAGTGACAACTCAAGTGCTAGCGATTTAAACGAAATAAACTTCTTACGTCAAGATATTAGGGACGATGCTGAATACTTGAGTGAAAGGATTACAAAATACTTAGAGGCTAACTTAACATTGTTTCCTGAATACCACAACGGCAATTCAGATTGTGACGATATTAAACCAACAAAGAACAATTTTATTTCAGGAATTTACATAAGTTAAAATTATGGATGACTTATTAAAAAACTTAATAGAAAGTTTAGGCGGTGGCTTTTTGTCTTCTTTGGTTTTAGTTTTAACTTCTTTTTTTTACACGTTCAAAAAAGACATTCCTTCTTGGGTTAACAGGTTGTTAAGTTTAAGAAATAAATTAACAGTTAAATCCTTAATAAATCACGACATATTTAATACATGCTTAAGGGTAGAAAATGAGGTTTCTTTAATGAAATTTTATACTCATAGTAAGTACGATGTTACTAAAAGTAATATGTGTAAGGATTTCACGACGTACAAAATAAAAGTATGTTCAAAGGCTTTTGAAGATATATTAAAGCAAGACATAGAAGACATGAACCCCGACAAATTTAAAAACTATATTTTAAATATACAGATAAAAATGCACGTTGATTATATTAACGCCATAACTGAAGATTGGAGACACAGGAATATACCAGAGGAAGACATTAAATATGTTATTAATCTTTTCGAGACGTTTAGATATGACGTTGTTAAGGCTTTTGAGTACAGAATAAATTCTATCTTCTCAAGTGTTAGCCATAAAAACAACACTAGAAGACTTTTAGCAATTTTCGAGATGTGGGCTTTTGGAATAGATATGTTACCTAGAGATATGCAAACAACTTTTGAAACTTTAAACGGTAGATTTCAGAAAATAAAGTACTAACATTTGTAAGATAATGAAATTAGAATCTAAAAGAAACATTGATTTAATAGTTGTTCACTGTGCAGACACTTACGCACGTATGAATATAGGAGTCAAAGAAATAAATGAGTGGCACTTGTCTAGGGGTTGGAGTGGTTGCGGTTATCATTTCATAATCAAATTAGATGGGACTATAGAAGTAGGCAGAGATATTGAAAAGATAGGAGCGCATTGCAAAGGCTATAACCGTAATTCTATCGGTATATGTTACGCAGGTGGTAGAGGTGACGACGACAAGCCGAAAGACACTAGAACTGATTCGCAAAAGATAACTATGTCAGCTTTAATTATAAGTCTACAAGCTAGTAACCCTAACGCTGAAGTAAAAGGGCATAACGAATTATCTAACAAAGCGTGTCCTTCTTATGACGTTCAGAAAGATATGCAAAGTTTATCCGATTATCTTTTCATGTTATAGAAAAAAAGTATTATATTTATGTATGATACAACTGAAAGCCAAAGATATAAAGCCGTTACGCCTTAAATGGTATAATGAACAAAACGGAGTCTGCCCAATATTAAAAAACCACTATCCAGTAGATAAATTTTGCGTAGATCACCAGCACAAATTGGTTAATGAATTACCTAGTTCAGATGGTAAAGGTTTATGCAGAGGTGCTATACATTTCCAAGCTAACGCCTTAGAAGGTAAAATAGTTAATGCCTTTAAAAGATTAGGACTTCCTAAGCATATAGAATTAATAGATTATCTTAGAAACCTAGCCGACTATTTAGAGTCTAATAAGATACAACAAGGCGAAAAGTTTATACACCCTACAGAATCCCCTCGTAAATTAAAATTAATGAAGTCTTCATACAATGAATTAGTTAAGGCCGTTGGTAACGACTTGACAGTCCCTATGTATAAAAATAAAAGAGGGAACCTTACCGTAGTACTAGAAAGACTATATACTAAATATAACTTAACGCCTAAATGTAAATAATATGAATAATGTTTTTAATTGGCTAACAGACAACAAGCATATGTTAATGACTAAGTATATACTTAGAATGATACCAAACACTAGGGACGCTGACGACTTCTATCAAGACCTTTACTTAGTAATGGCAGGTAAAGACGAAAACAAGTTAAAAAAGATATACGATAACAATGAACTAGAACCGTACATTTATATTATAATTAGAAATAATTTACAGTCTACAACTAGTAGATACTACTGCACTTATAGAAAGCCCAACGGTTTAGAATACGAGGAAAACAAAGATAGTAGAGAGTACAACGAAGACAACAACAAAGAAGTTCTTTTAACTGAGATTGAAGGCGATTGGAAACTGTTGAAAAATAAGATAGATTGTAATATTGATTCATTTATTAAAGACGAGCCTAGAGCGTTCGTAGATAAAGAACTGTTTAATTTATTCTTTAAACAAGATTTAAGCCATAGGGCTATTACTGAAAAGTTAGACATTCCTACTACTTCAGTGTTTAATAACATAAAGAAAACAAAAGATAGAATATTACTAGAATTAGATAAAGAAATTAAAGAACTAAACTATAAATTAGAATACTACAATAACTTATAATAAACATTTAACTAGAATTTATATATTAAAATATGATAGTTATAGAAATATTAGGGCTTTCTTTTTTGATTACTCATTACAAAGACTTTATAAACGAAGTTAAGATAGTAATAGGTAATCCTAAAGAGGTCTTTAATATACCTATAAAAATAATCAGTTGTTATATGTGTGCTAGTTATTGGATAGGCTTAATACTTACTAGTGGCAATATTGCCTTAAGTGGTTTTTGTGGCTTATGCGCTTACTTATTAGATAAGCATTTAATTAATACAGATATAAAACTATGACAAAAGAAGAAATAGACATAGAGCTGAAAGAGGTTGTTAAATTCAACCAAGTAAGTGCAGACAAAGTAAAAAGGATTTATAATCTTAACAAGGTTTTGTTTAATGACAATTCAAACTATTGTACTAAATGCCCTTCTGTTATTAGAAATGTATTTAATAAGATTAAACTGCATTATAAAAATAACTACTAATGAGATTCGAGAACAAAGATAAGTCTTTAAAAAAAGAAGGTCTTTACTCTAAGCTACAGAAAGCTAGGTATGATAAGTTTATAGGTCAGTATTTATTGACTATGAATATAAAGGACTCATACAGAAAAGTCTACCCTAAATGTAATGAAGCTACAGTGTCAAAGAAGTCCTACCAGTTAATGAAGCACCCTTATGTATTAAAGAAGTTAGAACAAAAAAATAAAGTAATGGACGAAAAGATGAACGAAGCGCAGTTGATGACTAGAAAGAAAGTTCTTCAGGAATTAGAGGCGATATTAAACAAGACTAAAAACAACCCAACATTAATAAAAGAAGCGTTAAAAAGCTTAGACCAAATTAGTAAAGTGATAGGAGCTTACGCACCAATTAAAGAGGAAGTAACACACAAAGGTGTAACTATAAACTATGTTAAACCTGAGGAATGAATATAACATTTGCACCAACTATAAAACAACATAAAGTCTTTGAACTATTCGAAGACGACAACACGACAGAAATACTTTTCGGTGGTGGCGTTGGTGCGTCTAAGACTTATTTAATTAGTGCGTTGTTGACTATTAAATGCTTGCAGTACGAAGGTATTAGAGTTGGATTGTGCAGGAATGAATTGACAACATTAAAAAAAACTACAGTAGTAACTTTACTATCTGAGGTATTCCCTAGTTTTGGATTAAACAGAGATGAACATTACAAATACAATCCAATTGAAGGAAAAATAACTTTTTACAATGGTAGCGAAATAGTATTTCAGGAACTTAGGCATATACCTTCCGATCCAGATTACACTAGATTAGGGGGTTTACTTTTAACCTTCGCAGTAATAGATGAAGCTGGAGAAACAAGCGACAGAGGAAAAGAGATACTTCAATCGAGACTAGGACGTTGGAAAAACGAAAGCTTTAACATTAAGCCTTTATTATTAATGACTTGTAACCCCTCAAGGAACTTTTTATACGAGGACTTTTATATAGCAGACAAAGAAGGAACAATACCAGATTGGCGTAGTTTTGTGAATGCTACCGCAATGGACAACCCACACCTTCCTAAGACGTATATAGACAACCTTAAGAGGACTTTAAGTCCTTCAGAAGTTAGTAGGTTATTAATGGGGAATTGGGAAGCTCAAGACGATCCTGATAGCTTAGTCAATTCAGATGATATACTAGAAATGTACGATCACTCTGTAAATAGAAACGAAAGCACAACTAAGTTTTTATCTGTCGATGTAGCATTCAAGCAGGATAGTTGCGTATTATTTGTTTGGGAAGGAAACGACGTAATAGATATAATAAAAGTAGGTAGTAATGAAGTTGTTTTAGATAAGATAAAAGAAACTGCTAGGACTTACGAGATACAGACTAGACATATAGCCTATGATAGTGATGGGGTAGGGCAGTACATTAAACAGTACTTGAGAACTGCTAAACCTATTATAAACAACGGTAGGCCATTAAAGAATGAGAACTATAAAAACCTTAAGGCTCAACTATATTATAAACTAGGGGAGCTTATAAGAGATGGCAAAATAAAAATGAAAACTAACAAGTTCAAAAAAGAGTTAGACAGTGAATTACTTTGTATCAAAAGAAAGGTTAGAGAAACCACTGAAAGCAAAATGGAGATTAATAGCAAAGACGAACAAAAAAAGATAATTGGTCATAGTCCTGACTTCGCTGATGCAATGGCATACAAAATGATATTTGAATATACGTTAGGCAATTTTATAAGAATGGCATAAACAATTTTATAACATTTATATATTAAGTTATGAATAAGGAAATTTTAATACCTACTTCTTGGAATGATGTTACATTAAGAGAATTTATTGAGTTAAGTTCTTTAGATTTTGAGTCCTATAAAAGTCCTATTGAATATTATATTCATGTTCTTAGGGTTTTCGGCAATGATAACATTGAAGATATATTCGATTATATTAAAACTGTAGACTTAAATAGTATCATTGGGCAAATGTCTTTTATGAATGAGGAGCCTGCTAAATTAGATAATAAATCTGTTGAGATTAACGGAGAAATGTTTTTCTTATCTGATAACCTTAATGAGTTAACAGTAGGTGAATATGTTAGTATTGAGTCTTTAATTGAACAAGGTGAGCAAAGCTCTGTTGATTCGATACCAACAGTACTAAGCGTACTACTAAGGCCTAAGAACGAAGTATTTGACTCTGCTAATTGCGTTAAACGTGCTGAACTATTTAAAGACGCTTTGTCTATTGAGCAGGTCTTAGGAATGAGTGTTTTTTTTTCGAGTGGCGTAAGGTGTTAATGTTTAATTATTCGGCCCTGTTTAGTGGTAACAATGAAGAAGAAGAAATAGACGCTCCTTCAATGCCTGAATTCTCAGACCGTTGGAAATGGTTTGGAATGATTGAAAGGTTAGCAGGTGGTGATGTGACGAAGTTTAATGAGGTTTATAAGATTACCTATATAACCGCATTGAATACGTTAAGTTTTTGGCATGAAAGAGACGAGTATCAAAATAGACTACAGAAACGACAAGACATGATGAATAAACACAAATGATTGAAGAGGTAATAAACATACTAACTAAAAGATACAGGCTTTCTAATGCTGAACGTATGGAGTTCGCACGTCGTAAAAAGTCTAAAGGTAAGAAGGTTATTACTAATAAAGAATTGCGTTTAATAAGTCGTAAATTAACAAGGGTACTTAAGCAACAGATAAGAAAGCAGGGACACGTCGATACTGGTAAGATGGTTAAGACTATCGAAGCTATAGCAACACTAGGAAGTAACAGTGAATTAGTAGTTAAAATTAACGCAGTGGAATATTGGAAATACGTTAATGGTATATTTAATGTACTGGCTAACGCAATGAAAACTAGAGCTTGGGCTAAAGTAGTTAAGGAATTTAACGGCCTAAATAGAGGTGCAGACAAAAAGAACAAAATAGGTAATAAACATTTTTAAAATATGAAAATACAAACTATAAACCAACTCGTGAGCGTGTGGAAAGACATAGCTACAAGACACTATCAAATTAATGGTTTTGGCGTTGGTGATAATTGGGAAGTAGGTGTTAGCGATGCTTATATGCACCCCGTTTTATGGATTAACCCCGTGACTGCTTCAATGCCTTCTAGCGATAATGGTTACAAGACTTTCGAAATAGATTTCGAGGTTAGACTATTTGACTTAGTTAATAAAGATGAAAGTAACGAGAATGATGTACTGTCTGACACTATAGACATTCTTAAAGATATAGTAGCTGAATTCAAAGGACACCCGTACTACGTTAACAGTCAACTTAATATAATAGGCGACATAGATTTTGAGGCGTTTACAGAGGAGTTTGACGAGGAAGTTAGTGGTTGGTCTTGTGATATTTCATTAATGACACCTGTATTAACAACTTTCTGCGGTATTCCTGCTACTGATATAACAGGTTTTGAATTTCCGGGCGTTGACTGTCCTGAAGTTAACGTGCTTTGTCCTGTATTTGTCGATGACGTCACAGGTGTCTATCCTATCGTAGTAACTACAACAGGAAACACTAAAGAAGTTTCAATAGTTGGCGGTGGTCTTAGCGATACTTTTGTTATTAGTGGTAACTATAATGGTACTACTGAGAACTTAGAACTACTTAGAAATGATGGTGTTACAGTGTTAACAGACTTATCTAGTATCGGCGGTGGTGGTGCAGATACAAATACTTTTTTAGTTAGTGGTGTATTTGATAATTCAACTAACGAACTAGAGTTGACAATGAACGACGGCACTGTTATAGATGTAGATTTGTCAGCATTGAAAGACGATACTAACACACACTTAAGTACTACAGACTTTAACGATAACAACGATAACACGCTTGTTTCAACATTAAATGATGGGACTGTTATAAATACATTAATAGATAATTTTGATAGCTTAAATGTCACAGGGACTACAACCTCTACCGCGTTTGTTGGTGATGGCTCAGGGTTAACAGGCTTACCTAGTGGTAGTGGTGACAATATTTCTAACGCTGATTTAACACAAACAACTTTAACTAGAAGTTACAACAGATCGACGCAATCGGGAATATCTAGACTGAGATTTAGAGGTACTAATCAATCTATACAATGGGAAGATGGGGCGCAAATGAACCTTTATAGCGGTGATGCAGACGTCAGCGGTGCAATTCCTTCTGTATCAATATTCGGATCGGGGGGGAATGTAGGTAATATAAACTTTAGGAACGGGGGCGCAACGATTAAAACTTTGCAAAATGATTTAGTCTTAACAGGTCAGGCAAGTAGTACTATACCTACCTTTATAGAGTTAGGTATAAATATAGTTTTTAATGTTACTTCACCTTCGTGGGCGACTTGGTTCAAATCAAATAAAGTTAATTTCAAGTCGTGTGACGCATCAACTTTTTACGGGTCAATGGATACAGGTGTTTTTGTTTGGTCTACGCAAACGACCACGCCTTCTCCAATAGGAAGCGAAAAGTTCAGCATTCAGGAAAATACTTTGATTAAAGGCTCTGATACTTCAGCAAGTACAACAGGTTTCAAGGTTACTAATTCAGCTAATACAAGTTTATTAGAAGTCAAAAATAACGGAGTGATTAATGCATCTAATTTACCAACGTCTTCAGCTGGTTTATCTAGTGGTGACATATGGAATAACGCAGGGGTTTTAAATATAGTATAAAAATAAAGATATGATAACAATTTCATTAAATGAGAATAGTTTAATTACAGTAGGTGAACTATCTGTGTACCCATCTAAGAATAAAATAACGGGATTCGTTAACGTAAAAACCAACGGAGCTAGTTGGTATTTCTCTAGCGTTTGGAAGTACGGAGATGCTAGTGATTACGCTACTTCTAGCGAAGTTAAACTAGACAATCTACCTTTCGGACTAGACAGGTCTATACTTAACGAATTAGGTGAGGAAAACTACCCAACAACAGATGGTGGTTACACAGATTTCAGAAAGGATATATACAGAGTTTGTGACCGTTGGAAGCAGGTACTAGAGGAAGAGTACCCTAATTTAATAGGTAGTATAGAGGTTACTGTTTAGTGGCTAAA